CAGCGCGGTGGTCCCGCATTTTATTGCGGCTCTCTGAGATTCGCGGCCCCTCGGACTGTGCCCGCCAACGAAAGGAGTCTTCATGTCTCTCGTGATGTTGAGCCCGCCCGCGGTTGAACCGGTCGCAGTAGCCGAAGCGAAGGCACACATGCGCGTTGATGGCACTGATGAGGACGTTCTGATCGGCAGTCTTCTCTTGATGTCACGGCTCCATATCGAGGCGGCGCTGTCCCTCGCGCTCATCACGCAGTCGTGGACGGTCGTGCTCGATCGCTGGCCGGGGCCGGCCGGCGTCGACCTTCCCTTGAGCCCGCTGCAGTCGGTCGATGCGGTTCGCGTCAAGGATGGGGGAGGGGGCATCACACTTGTACCGCCCGAGAGCTATCTCGTCGATCTGGCCTCGCGGTCACCACGAATTCTATGGAACGCTGGGGTTCCGGTTGCGCCGAGGGTTCCGGCGAACGGCATCGAGATCGATATGACCGTTGGGTTTGGGGCAACGGCGGCAAGCGTTCCTGCACCGCTCAAACACGCGATCTTGATGCTGACGGCCCACTGGTACGAGCACCGCGATCCGCAGGAGATCGGTTCCGCTGGAGCCCGGATCCCTGATGCCGTCTCTGAACTCATCAACCCCTTCCGGGTCATCAGACTATGAAAGCAGCCGTTCGTGTTGGCGATCTCCGGCATCGCATCGTGATCGAGCGCGCGGTGCGCACGAACGATGATGCCGGGGGCGCTACGCTCGATTGGGAGGCAGTGGCCGAGGTCTCGGCTGCGATCTGGCCGCGGGAGGCGGGTGAGAGTTACGGGGCGGATCATGTCGCGGGCAAGGCAACGCATGACATCTGGATGCGCTATCGGAGCGACGTGACACCCGATATGCGCGTCCGTTGTGGAACCCGGGTGTTCGACATTCTCGGCGCGATCGACGTTGAGGATCGCGGGCGTTGGCTCAAATGTCCGGCCGAGGAGCGAAACTTATGAAAATTGATGCAAATCTGAGCGGCGTCGGGACGTCGGCGCGCGTGCAGGCGTTCGTGCGACTCCGCGAGGCACTGGCGCGGCGCGAAGTGGAGCTGCGCCAGAGTGGCAGCAATCGCAGGAGGACTGGGGCGCGAGCCAATAGCGATCGTCCGATTCATGGCTCGCAAATGACGGGAGATGAGTGATGGCGAGTGCAGCAGCAGCGCTTCAACAGGCGATCTTTGCGAAACTCTCGGCGGATGCGGCGACACTCGCGGCGCTCGGCGGGGCACGGATCTATGACGATGTGCCGGCGCGCGTCGCGTTTCCGTTTCTGACCTTCGGGCAGTCGTCAGAGCGTGACTGGTCCACAGGTACGGACGAAGGCTATGAGCACCTGATCACACTCCACGTCTGGTCACGCGCCCACGGGCGGAAGGAGACCGAGGCCGTTATCGCCGCAGCGCGCGCGGCGCTGCATGACCAGGCACTGACGCTCTCCGGCCACCGGCTCATCAATCTCAGGCACGAGTTTTCCGAGGCGCGGCGCGAGAACGACGGGGAGACCTTTCATGGAATTGCGCGGTTTCGGGCGGTGACGGAGGCGATGTGAAGAGCGGCTCCATCGCCAAGCAGCATCTGCAGCCAAGAGCGGCCTTTTGAAACGGTGGCCGCCAGTCGGACAACAAGGAGTGAAAGCCACACATGGCAGCACAAAAAGGCAAGGACCTTCTCTTGAAGGTCGATACAAGCGGCTCCGGCGCGTTCGTAACGGTTGCAGGACTAAGGGCCCGGGGGCTGTCGATCAGCGCCGAGACGGTCGAAATCACGAGCACGGAGAGCGCAGGGCAATGGCGCGAACTGCTGACGGGTGCCGGGGTCAAATCGGCCCGGCTCACCGGCTCGGGCATTTTCAAAGATGGTGCGTCAGATACCACCATTCGCGACTATGCCTTCAACGGCACGATCCGCAATTGGCAAGTGATCATTCCGGATTTCGGGACCATTGAAGGCCCGTTCCAGATCACGGCGCTGGATTTCAGTGGCCGTCATGATGGCGAGGTGACGTTCGAGATTTCACTCGAGAGTGCCGGCGAGCTGAGTTTCACCGCGGCGTGAGAGACAATCGACGCCGAGGAGCTTGATCTCTTCATCCTCTGGCAAGACGGGCATTGCGGAGAAGGGTTGCCATGACCAATCGGCATCGCGGCGAAATCGAAGCCAAACGCGACGGCGCATCCTATCGCTTGGTGCTTACGCTCGGCGCGCTTGCCGATCTCGAAAGCGCGTTCGGCGATGATGACATGCTGGCGCTGGCGGCACGCTTCGAAAAGGGCCGGTTGTCGGCACGCGACTGCGTGCGCATCATCGCTGCCGGGTTGCGGGGCGCGGGTCACATCGTGACGGAGGAAGAGGTCGCGGCGATGCAGGCCGAGGGCGGAGCGGCAGGCTATGTCGACATCGTCGCGCGCCTTCTCAATGCGACGTTCGGTGCGGAGGCTGCTTCGACTGCTGATGGGACGCGGGCGGCAGGAGGAGGCTCGCGCGGCCCTTTTGCTGGGCGGAGGTGATGGACCTCGGTCTCGGTGTCCTTGGTCTCAGCCCTCTCGTTTTCTGGGCGCTGACACCGCGCGAACTTCAGGCTGCCTTGCGCGGACGGCTCGGGATTCTTGGCGGCGGCGAAACGATCTCGCGCCCCGAATTTGAGGCGCTGATGCATCGCTTTCCAGACAATAAGGGCTGATCATGGTGCAGTTCAACGATCAGATCGAAACGTGGAACGTCGTGGTCACGGCCGATACCAGTGACCTTGAGGAGAAGCTCGCGACGACAAGCCGGCTCGGGCGGCAATTTTCGAACGCGCTTGTTTCGGCCTTCAACGACATTGCCATCAAAGGAAAGAGCGTCGGCGATGTCCTGAAGTCGCTGGCGCTCAACATTTCGCAACTGGCGCTCAAGGCGGCTTTGCAGCCATTGACGTCGGGCCTCACATCGCTGTTTCAAGGTATGGTCGGTGGGGTTCTGCCCTTTGTCAACGGCGGCATCATTCAACAGGGGACGCCGGTTCCCTTTGCAAGCGGCGGTGTGATCGCCAGCCCGATCACGTTTCCGCTCGCCGGTGGTGCGCTCGGCGTTGCCGGGGAGAGGGGCCCCGAAGCGATCGTGCCGCTCCAGCGCGGTCCCGACGGCCGGCTCGGCGTGGCAGCCGCCGGCGGCGGCGGACAGCAGATCACAATCAACATCTCGACGCCCGATGCCGCGAGCTTCAGCCGGTCGCAAACGCAGATCGCGGCGATGATTGCGCGCGCGGTCGCGGCGGGTCAGCGGAATCTCTAGGGAGCGAAATCCATCATGGCGTTCCACGACGTCAGATTTCCGACGGCGATCTCGCGCAATGCGCAAGGGGGGCCGGAGCGGCGAACGGATGTCGTCGTTCTTGGCTCCGGTTTTGAAGAACGCAACAGCCGCTGGGCCGACAGTCGCCGGACTTACAATGCCGGTTATGGCGTCAAGTCGCTCGACGATCTCTATCAGATTATTGCGTTCTTCGAGGAACGGCGCGGACGACTGCATGCCTTCCGCTGGCGCGATCCCTTGGACTGGAAATCGTGCGCGCCGAATGGCACTCCGTCGCCGCTCGATCAAGTGATCGGCACCGGAACCGGCGTGCAAGCCGCTTTTCAACTCTCGAAGACCTACGGCAGTGCGTTTGCGCCGTGGACGCGCGACATCAAAAAGCCGGTCGCGGGGACGGTGAGGATTGCCGTTGACGGGGACGAGCGGACGATGGGCGGGGAATGCGTGGTTGATCCCTCGACGGGTCTCGTGACTTTTCTTCCGGGTCATCTTCCGGCTGACGGCCAGAGCGTCACGGCGGGGTTCGAGTTCGATGTACCGGTGCGCTTCGATACGGATAAGCTCGAGATCAATCTCTCGGGGTTCACGTCCGGCGCCATTCCCAACATTCCGATCGTCGAGGTCAGGCTATGAAGCTTTTGGGCGCGGAACTTGCCGCGCACCTCGCCTCGGGTGCGACCACGCTTTGCTGGTGCTGGCGCATTATCCGCCGCGATGGCATCGTCCTCGGATTCACCGATCACGATAGGCCGCTGACGTTTGAGGGCACGACCTTTGAAGCAGCGAGCGGCTTTACCGCCAGCGATATCAAAGACAGCCTCGGCCTTTCCGTCGACAATCTTGAGGTGACGGGGGCGCTCTCAACGGCAACGCTGACGGAAGACGATCTTGCGGCGGGGCGTTATGACGATGCGCGGATCGCGATCTATCGGGTCAACTGGGCTGATCCCAGTCAGCGTGTGCTGATGCGCTCGGGCAGCATCGGAGAGGTACGCCGAAGCGGCAGCGGCTTTACAGCAGAGTTGCGGGGGCTTGCCCACTATCTGCAGCAGCCGAGGGGACGGCTCTTTCAGCTCACCTGCGATGCCGATCTTGGCGATCGCCGCTGCACTGTCGATTTATCTTTGCCAGCCTTTTCGGGAAGCGGCGCCATCACGAACGTCCGCTCGCCGCGCCGATTTGAAGCATCGGGCCTCGATGGCTTTGCGAGCGGGTTCTTCACGCGGGGTCTCTTCTCGTTCCTGTCCGGCGCTTCGGCGGATTTGAAGGTTGAGGTGAAGGCGCACACGAAATTGAGTTCATCGGTCTTCGTGGAGCTCTGGGCAGAGGCGGAGGGACCACCCACAGAAGGGGACACATTCAAGGTGACGGCCGGCTGCGACAAGCACTTCGAGACGTGCAGGGCGCGGTTTGCCAACACGCACAATTTTCGCGGCTTCCCATCGATGCCGGGGAACCAGTTCCTGATGCAGATCGGGCGCAAGAGTTGACGATGGATGAGCGCGATAAACGGAGCGCGGCGGTTATCGTTAGCGCGGCGCGGGCGTGGATCGGCACGCCCTACCATCACCAGGCGAGCGCGCGCGGCGTCGGCACGGACTGCCTCGGCCTCATTCGTGGTGTCTGGCGGGACATCTACGGTTCAGATGCAGAGAAGCCGCCGCCCTACAGCCGCGATTGGGCGGAGGCCGGTGGCCGTGAGACGATGCTCGAAGCGGCGGCGAGGCATCTGATGCCAATTCCGCGTGAACTGGCCATGCCTGGCGATGTCGTCATCTTCCGGCTCAGGCCGGCGGTCATCGCCAAACATGCTGCGATCATCGCCAGCCCCACGACGATGATCCACGCCATCGAGGGGGCTCCGGTCTCTGAAGTTTCCTTGTCACTGTGGTGGTGCCGACGGATCGCCGGAGTGTTCCGGTTTCCGGACCCCATCGCGGAGTGCTGATCCATGGCGACGCTTGCTCTTGCCGCTGTCGGTGCTGCCGTCGGCGGCAGCGTTCTTCCGGCCGGCGCCGGGTTTCTTGGGCTGACGCTTTCGGGAGCCACGATCGGCTCGCAGATCGGTGCCTTCGCGGGCGCCTATGTCGACGCCGCCTTGTTCGGCTCTTCGGGGCAGAGCCGGACCGTCGAGGGCCCGCGGCTTTCCGATCTCAGGATCACAGCCTCGACGGAAGGCGCATCGGTGCCACGCGTCTATGGCCGTGCCCGCATCGGCGGGCAGGTGATCTGGGCGACGGACCTCGAGGAAGAGATTGTCACGACGACGGAGTCTACGGGCAACGGCAAAGGCAGTTCGGGCGGCGGCACGACGCTCAAGCAATACCGCTATTATGCGAATTTCGCCGTCGCTCTTTGCGAAGGCGTAGTGACGCGCCTTGGCCGCATCTGGGCGGATGAACGCGAGCTCGATCTGTCGCGCATCACTTATCGGCTTTATCCGGGGACCGAGACGCAGGAGGTCGACAGCCTGATCGCGGCGCGCGAAGGGGCCGACAACGCGCCGGCCTATCGCGGTATTGCCTATGTCGTCTTCGAGCGGTTTCCGCTCGCAGATTACGGCAATCGCGTGCCGCAGCTTTCCTTCGAGGTCTTTCGCAGCCTGTCCGATGCGGACCGGGACGTGCGCGGGATCGTGCTCATTCCGGGCTCGGGCGAGTTCGTCTATTCGACCGAGCCCGTTCACCAGAGATTCGACGACGGCGTTTCACAATCGGAGAACGTGCATCAGCGGATCGGAGCAACGGACTGGCAGGTGGCGCTCGACCAACTCGAGGCCGATTTGCCGAATGCCACATCCGTATCGCTGATCGTCAGCTGGTTCGGCACCGATCTGCGCGCCGGCGTCTGCCAAATCCGCCCAGGCGTGGAGACGCGTCACAAATCGACGGCGCCGCTCACCTGGTTGGTGGCCGGGGAGACGCGCAGCAGCGCGCACCTCATCAGCCTCCGCGATGGGGTTGCAGCCTATGGGGGGACGCCTTCCGATCAAACCGTCATCGCGGCCATCCGCGACCTTAAAGATCGCGGTCTCAAAGTGACGCTGACGCCCTTCATCCTGATGGATGTCGCTGCCGGCAACGCACTCCCCAACCCTTATGGCGAGACAGGCCAGCCGGCCTATCCTTGGCGCGGGCGCATTACGTGTCATCCGGCGCCGGGCCAAAGCGGGACGCCGGACAAGACGGCAGCGGCGGCCGACCAGATCGCGGCGTTTGTCGGAATAGCCTCGCCATCGGACTTTGCGATCGAGGGCGATGCGGTTCACTACGCGGGTCCCAGCGAGTGGTCTTACCGCCGCATGGTTTTGCATCAGGCGTATTTGGCGAAGGCCGCAGGGGGCGTCGAGGCCTTTGTCATCGGCTCGGAACTCCGCGGGTTGACCCATGTCCGCTCCGGTGCAGGTAGCTATCCTTTCGTCGCGGCGCTCGTTCAACTCGCCAGCGATGTGAAAGCGATCCTCGGCGCAGGAACCAAAGTTCTCTACGCTGCCGACTGGTCGGAATATTTCGGGCATCAACCGGACGACGGTTCGGGCGACGTCCACTTTCATCTCGATCCCTTGTGGGCCTCAGCCGATATCGACGCCATCGGCGTCGATCTCTATTGGCCGCTTGCCGATTGGCGCGATGGCCGCGACCATCTCGATGCCGTCCGTGGCGCGAGCTCGATCTATGATCGTGATTATCTCCGGTCGAACGTTAAGGGTGGAGAGGGGTACGATTGGTATTACGCCTCGGAGACCGATCGCGAGCATCAGGTGCGTACGCCGATCAGCGATGGCAACGGCAAGCCGTGGGTGTTCCGGTACAAGGACATCCTCTCCTGGTGGATGAACGAGCACTATGATCGACCGGGCGGTGTCGAGGCGACGACACCGACGGCCTGGGTGCCGCAGTCGAAGCCGTTCTGGTTCATGGAGATCGGCTGTCCGGCCGTCGACAAGGGCGCCAACCAGCCGAACGTGTTTGTCGATCCGAAAAGCTCGGAATCGAAGCTCCCTTATTATTCGCGCGGATTTCGTGATGACTTGATCCAAGCGCGCTACCGGCAGGTGCTGACCGACGCCTTCGACTGGACGAAGCCGGGGTATGTTCCTGGCCTCAATCCGGTTTCTGCGATCACGGGGAAGCGGATGGTCGATCTCGACCATATTCACGTCTATTGCTGGGACGCGCGACCCTATCCGGCTTTTCCCTATGCGACCACCTACTGGGGCGATGGGAAGAATTGGCAGCGTGGCCATTGGGTCAACGGCCGGCTTGGCGGGGCAGGGCTCGAGGACCTCGTCTCCGAGATTCTGCAGAGCCAGGGCTTCACCGACTTCGACGCTTCGGGCCTGACCGGGATCGTGCCGGGCTATGTCCTCGACCGAACGATGTCTGCGCGGGAAGCTCTGCAGCCTCTGGAGCTTGCCTACTTCTTCGACAGCATCGAAAGCGGCGGCAGAATTATGTTCCGGCATCGCGGCCGTGCCGCACCGGCGATGACGCTTGCGCCGGATGATTTCGTCGAGGAAAAGGCCGAGGATGTTCTTTATGAGCTGACACGCAAGCAAGAGACGGAGCTGCCGGCATCGGCGAAGGTTCGCTATATCTCAAGCGGCGACCTCTATCCGCAGGCGGTTGCCGAGGCGAGGCGGCTCACGGGAGCGAGCGGCCGTATAGCCGAGGCCGACCTGCCGATTGTTCTTGATGACGGGGCGGCGGGCGCAATTGTGGATAGCTGGCTCTATGAGACATGGGCGGCGCGCGAATCTGCACGATTCAAGCTACCGCCGTCAGCCTTGGCGCTTGAGCCCGGCGATATCGTTGACGCCGAGATTGGTGGGCACCGGCGACTGTTGCGGCTGACGGATGTTTCCGAGCACGGTGTCCGCGAAATCCAGGCGCTCAGCATCGATCCGGACGTCTATGCGCAGACCGATGTTCCGGCGCGGCCATCCGCGGAGCCTGCACCGGTGCAGATCGGCCGTCCTGCGGTGGTGCTGATGGACCTGCCGCTCTGGAGCGGCGCGGGAGATGCGCAGTCGGGTTATGTGGCGGCGATGCAGAAGCCGTGGCCCGGCAGCGTCGCGGTTTTCATGTCGCCGCAAACGACGGGTTATCAGTTGCGCGCCATCGCCGGTGCACCCGCGACGCTCGGTGTAACGCTCGATGACATTGTTTCGGGGCCCGAGGGACGGATCGATCACGCAACCCGCTTCCGGGTTCGGCTGACGAACGGCGTGCTGACGTCCGCCGATCCCGTGGCGATGCTCGGAGGCGCAAATCTTGCGGCGCTCGGAACTCCGGCCGGTGAGTGGGAGATCATTCAATTTGCCACGGCGACGCTTGTCGATGCGCGTACTTACGAGATCGGCGGGCTCTTGCGCGGCCAGTTCGGGACGGAGGGTGCGATCGGTGATCGGCTCGCAACGGGAGCGACGTTCGTTCTCGTTGATGGGGCGGTGACGCCCATCCCGTTGAAGGAGAACGAGTTGAAGCTTTCATTCAACTGGCGGTGCGGCCCCGGCAATCGTGACATCGGGGATGCGTCTTACGTCACGACACCATTCGCATTTCAAGGCTTGGGGCTGCGGCCGCTATCGCCCGTTCACTTGAGGGGCAAACGCACGGCGGGCGATCTCAGCATTTCCTGGATCCGCCGCTCGCGCAGCGGCGGCGACAATTGGGAAGCCATCGAGGTTCCGCTCGGGGAAGAGAGCGAGAGTTATGAGGTTGACATCCTCGACGGGGGGGCCGTGAAGCGCACGAT